TGCCTGTATCGTGTTTGCTATCGTTAAGTGAGCTTTATTTGAAGCGTTAAGTGTCATGCCGGCTGTTGCAAAGCAGTGGTTCTTTTCGTTCTGCTGTGCTTCGTAGAGGTGTTTCGCGATTAAACGCTGGCTAACGCCGGTAGGGGAAATGTATTCGATTTCGGCGTAGGCAACCGCCGTTATAGTGATTAACGCCAAAACTACCATTAACATTGAAATATTTTTTTTCATTATTCGTTACTCCTTTTAATGGAATTTAGGGGCGACCGAAGCCGCCCCGTATTGTTTAGGCGTGTGCCTTGTTGAGGATTATGTAATCCGCGCTGATGTAGAATTTGGCGACCGCGTTTGTGTGCGCTACGGTTCCGACTATGTAGCCGGCTGCTGCGTAGTATTTTCCGCCGGTAGCATAAAGCGCGGTTTCGGTAGCCGCGTCAGAACCAGTTGCCGTTGCCGTGGTATTGAGATCAACTGCTGCGTCGAACAGAGCGGCGGCCGATCCGTCTCCTATGTTCATCGTGCAAGTTGCGCCCGCTGCAGTAACCGTTACGAGGTTTACTTTGGTTACTATCGCTCCGGCAGGAACGTGGAGAAGGTTTACCGTATCAGCAGCCGTTACGGGCGCAAGCGAGAAGTCGATGAGGTTCGTTACGTTCTGAACTACTCCCTTAATGTTTTCAAGCGGTGAGGAATGATCGGTGAAATAAGTTATATTAGGCATTTTTATTACTCCTTTTAATTTTATTTTTTATTCCCTAAAATTAGTCAGAAACGCGCGTTCTTGCCATGAGAAGTTTAACCGCTGACCAATCTTTTGAATTGAATGTCGTTCTCTTTAAACCACGGATTATTGACCAGCAATATCCCGTGATTTTCTTGTAGTTGCGAGTTTCCATAACGATCTCTTCGCGTTTGCCGTTAGCTTCGATTATTGCCTGTTTGCCAAGCAACCATCCCCAAGCGTAAGGAACGTTGCCGCCAGAACCGCCCGTAAGGCCGATGTCAATTCTTTCCGATTCGTGGATGATTACGCCGTCTATTACCGCAACCGAGCCGGTGAACAGAGGGTTTTCTTTTCCGCGAACTTCCGCTTCTCTCATAAACTGAACGTAGTCGGGATTCGTTTTGAGATCGTAGAGAGCATCGGGATGAACGATCATCACGAGGTGAGGTTTGCCGTCAACCATTACGGGTTTGAGAGGTTCCTGAGATCTTGCATAACCGGTGAGTGCTCCGGTTTTCAAGAAGGAAACTTTCTTCGGGGTGAGCATATCGATTGCCGTGAGTGAAGCGACCGTTGCTGTGGTTGTGGTCGGTGTGTCTGCGAGTTTGAATATTTTCGACGGAGTTCCGGTTGAAAGAGCGTCGAATATCTGCTGGTCGGAGAGAGATGCGCCAGCTTCTTTTAACATTCTCTGGCTCTCGTCGTCTATCGAGAAAACGGGACGATGTTCTGAAAGGCCGCCTTCAAACGCAACTGCCAACGAACTTTCGGCCAGGGTAACTGAATCCCTGTATGAAGTGAGTTTCTGCTCGTTGCCCGTGATTGTCTGGCCCTGTGTGAACACCTGTTTGTCGTCGAGTTTCGAGGCGAGGTAGAAGTATATCGTATCGCCTTTGTCTTTTGAAAGCTGGTCTTTAACGTGTATGATTGAGGAACCGTCTTTCGACTTGAATTTATCGAAGAAGGTCATCTTCTGTGTTTCGCGGAAGATTTTCTCATCATATAACTTTTTAGTTTCAATATCGGTATCTAGGTAAATTTTTACGGCCATTTTAACTGCTCCTTATTATTTTATTCCGCTTCTTTTGAGTGCTTCGTCAAGTTCGCCGTCAGTCATATCTGACGCGGATTTATTTGAACTGGAGCTGAGCGGGTTGCTCTGTCCATTTGAACTTGTCATGTGCGGCTTCTGAGCCGCCTCAATCTTGCTTAATATCCGTTCGGGTTTGCCTTTGAGTTTTTCAATTTCGGCCTTATATTCAGCCAGCTGTTTCGCCTGCCTCGCCCTTACATTGTAGGCGTAGATGATGTCCTGTGGAACTTTGTCGAGGTTTTTGGCTATGTTGAGAATTACATCGTCCGACAAACCATCTTCTTCTTTCATTATCTTGGCGATTGCTGCCGCGTTTTCCTGCAAGTCCGGTGCTAATTGAGCGAGAACCTTTGAGCGTTCAGCCATTTCTGACTGCCGTTTAGCTTCAACGGCCTGTCGTTCATTGTCAAGAACCTGCATTGCCTTACGCGGATCTTCAAGCATGAGAGCGGTCAACTCGTCTGCCGATAACTGCGGGACTTCCGGTATCGCCTGTGGCGCGGGAGTCTGCTGTGCCGGCGGTTGAGGCTGCGTCATTTTACGCAACTGGCCTAACTCGTTTGCCTGCCTCTGAATAAAAGCCTCTTTGTCTGCTAACTGCTTCCGTATCTTTTCAACCTCGTTGTCCTCCGGTGGCTTTTCAGCCTTCGGAACGGGCGGTTCGCCATCCAGCTTCTTGTTCAGTTCGTCATCTGAAAGATTGTGAATTTCTTCTGTGGTCATTTCAACGCTTGTTTCGGGAGCCTTTTGAACCTCCGTCTGCGGTGCGTCGCTTTGAGGGGCTGGATTCTGAACTTCGATTTCGGGGTTAGCATTTTCGATTGTCATAGAACTACTCCTTTTTGGGCTTTCTTGCGAAAGGTGTTCCCAGGTTATACCATCGGCTGTTGGTCCATACCAGAAACATCGCTGTTGGCTATTACAGATTTCTGGATTTCAGTATCGTATTTCTTCTGCTCCTGCGCGGCCTGCATCTGCTGTTGCTGTTTAACCATCTGCATAGCCTTCTGTTTAGAGCTTTCCGGTATCGGCGCCATTTCCATAAGAAGTTCAACGGGTATCGGTAAACCTTTGCCGGCGAGGTCGGAGAGGAGAAGGAAGTTCGCATACATCATCGACGGGCTTGACGCGCTTTCTTCGGTCATTACATCGTATTTGGTCAAGTCCTCGTTTTCAAGCATCTGTATAATCTGCTCTTTTGAATACTTCTCTATCGGCTGACCGCCTATCTCTACATTCTGTTTAATCGCTTGATTGTTGAGTATACGCCATATTCTTTCGGGAGTATAAACTTCCTGTATCATGTGAACAAGGATTTTACCCATCTTCTTTTTAGCAAGCGATAGGTTGTCGAATAAATATTCGTTACCCATTAACGCCTGTTTTATTTTCTGAATCTGCGCCACGCCGGATTGAGTATTGCCCTGTTGCCCCATCAATTCGGGGTTCACATTCATAAGACGGTCGAACAAGTTCATCATCGTCATAGTTACGCGCTCGAGTTCAGCAGGATATTTTACGCCCTCTTCTTTAACTGGTCGGCGTGAAACATCGCGAACCTTCTGCATAAATCCTGGCGTTGAATATTTCTCTTCAAACTCTTCCATATCGTCGCGCGTATAAAACATTTCTTCATCGTAGTAAACGCCATAAGCATTGACCTTATTGAGAATGTCTGCCATCGTCGAAAGGCGTTTGTTCGTTTCGTCCTGTAAGTCTTTAACGAAGTCCATTTTGGAAAGTATTCTGTCGCGCACCTTTTCGGCGTATATCGGGATTATATGGAAATCGTTTATCGCAAGGTCGGGGTAATCGTCTGACAATAATGTTTCGCCGGCTACCTTCGTTACACGCATTTTAAAGGTATTGCGTTCGACAAGTTTTATATTCGGCCCTATCGTTTTGAGGCTTGAAACTTCCGCATCGGGCCATTCATCGAGGTTCACTACAAACTCATTGTCCATATCAACAAAGGTTTTGGAGCGGTTGTATTCTTTCTGCCAGCACTCGATCATACGAACATTCTTGTTGAGTATGTCGATGTTTTCGTATGTGTAATTGCCCGGTTCAATCTGATAGCCGTCGGGCATTTCGATTGTTCCGTCTGCACCCTTGCTACGCATAAGTATCTTGCTATCGTCGTTTTCATGTTTCGTAAAGGTCGCTTCAATCTCGTCCTTCTTGTCGGGAAACATATTCGACAACTGCTCTTTAGAATACCATTTAACTTTTTCAAGGTGGTTGAGGTCGCTGAAATCTTTCTTGTTGTGCTGTCCAGGGTAAGTGTCGCGCCAATCAAACTGCTCGACAACTATCTTTCCCTTTATATCGTCATCGTATGAAACATACATATTGAGATATCCCACGCCAGCAACCAGCGTCTGGAAAAATGTTTCGGTTTCTTCAAGCGGGTAATTGCAACCCTCAAGTATTACTTTTGAAATTTCTGTAAGAATGTCGGCTACAAGCGCGTCACCTTCTTCAACAGGGAAGAATTTAAGGTCGGTGCGATTGTTGCGCTGATAACCGGAAAGGGATTTGATAGCGGCCTGTGATAAGTTAATCGTGAGTGCCGGCCTGCTCTGTCCCTCTAACGCTCGGCGGTCATCTTTCGACCATTGTTCGTTGCAGTAATATCTCTCGTTTTCATAAGCGTTGTCGCGACTTTCCTGTGAATAGGCTTCGCTCTTTTTAAATAATTTATGAACCTTGTCAACTATCGCTTTTTTTTCCTCTTTGGGCTTCGGCGTTTCAAAGTCGACTTCTTTTATTTCGTGCGTATGTCCGTTGACTTCTTGCATTTTCTGCATAACGCCTATTTGGATTTGAGCCGGTTCGCCCGTATTCGGATCGTAACTTGCCTCAAACTGATTTTCCATTACTATCGGGTGCTGGTGGCCCCTGTTTACGGTAGTCATACCGGAGCCGTCGTCATTCAAATAAATGATGTGCTTATGCTTTACTTTCGGTGAACTTGCGGCTAATTTAAAACTCGGCATTTAAACCCCCATAAACGATTTTGATGTTGTTGTTTTATTCTTTTTCCTGTGATATTCCCCGTCGGATTCCGGCTCCTTGTAATACTCAAAGCCATCCGCGAAAGTCATTACAAATGCTTCGGCCTCGTCCGGTGAATGGCCTATCTGCTTCTTAATGTCCTTCTTGCTAACGACCTGCAGTTTGTTTTGTTCGCGTTTCCATCTTGCCGAACTTAAACCGCTCTTTAATCGGTCGTTATCGGGAATACTTATCAAACCTTTCTCGAATGCTTCGGCGCAGTTGAACCACATCTCGGCTCTTTTATTCGCGAACTTCTCTTTATTCCTCGCCGCGCCCTGGCTTTCAACGCCGCGCAAGTTCGCTATTTCCTTGAATAATTCCGTGTAGAGGTAATACCCCAAACCATTCTTGTCAATATATTTACGATCAATAACCCGGCGAGATAAGTTGTCAAGCAGCTCGTCTTTAGTGTCTTGACGCTTACTCGCGTTTATTTCCTTGACATACATGAGCCGGCCCATCTGCCGCCGTGTTAAGATCGTTTTATCTTTGCCAGCACCGGCAGGGTCAATACCGTCGCAAAACGGATAATCTTCCGGCACTTCAATTTCTTTTTCAACCGCGTCAAGTAAATGTTCCCACTTGATAATGGCGTCCGTTTCCGCAATCGGGAACTCGCCTAACGCAAACACTCTATAATAATTACTGTCGCGCCCGTGAGATAGTTTATCCTCTAAAGAACTTGCCGATACAAGGCTCGACTTCTCCGCGCTGTGGTGTAGCGCAATCCACTTCTTTCTTTCAACGACATCACAATGAGTTTTATACGCATACCCACTTGTTCTCCGTGGGTTGAACGCCATCATCGCAAAGTTTATCGGGCCGGTCATTGAGGAAATCAACGCATTAAGAACACCCTCTTGAACGCCATCTGCCTCTGTTACAATTACAATCATCACGTCATCGTGCTGTCCAAACATCGAAGTCGAAGGTGCGTCGGGATCGGCATCTTTCGGGCATGTCATAATCTGGCAAAATCCATTACCGCCTATGAACTTAATCGTTTCCGCACTTATGTCGTATTTCCTACGGATAAATTCCGGAACGACCTTTTCGCCCGTTAGCGGATTCTCTTTGTTCAACCATTTGCGAACCTCATTCCACAAGATCGTCTTGACCTGGTCGAGTTTCGGTGCGGTTACTATAACCTTCGCATTGGGCCAACAATCGCCGAGCCACAACATAATCCACGCATTAGCCGTGTCTTTGCCTGTACCTTGCCCCGCCCTTGTGCTTATGCCCTTTTTGTTAAGGAACTGTTGAAGTTCTTTCTCAACTTCGCGCTCGGTCCATTGTTTATCCTTCGCTTCGAACAACTTTCCGACCGAATCGAGTATCTCTTTTACCTGCTTATCAATCTTCTTCGCGCCATTCTTTACGCTCACTCCAAGGATATACTCAACCCAAAGCGCAGGGTTATAAATAAATAATTTATACGCCTCTGTCAACTCTGCCGGTGTCGTTAATCTCATCGCCATGTTTGCCCTCGGTGTTTCACAAATGATACATTACATTTTAATCTTACTTTAAAGTTATTGATTTTGTCAAAGAAATATGTTACTATTAATAGGTAAAAATAATTGTGGGGTGAAGCGTGAAAAATAAAGACTTTAAGACCGTAAACGCACACAAAAAAGACCACGCCGTGTTAAGCGACGAGGCCGAGAAAAGAGGTTATAAAATGTGCGTTATGCTCAACAAAATTTTAAAAAAATATTTTCCGAAAAAGTATGAGGAGGAATGATGAGATACAAAGTTGTTGACCAAGAACATTGTTGGTACTTAAAGCCGGCGTTCAAAATACGCCACGAATTTGGTCTGGATATGTTTACGCCGCTTGAAGTTGCTTTAATAATAGACAAAGAGATAGGCAAAGATTTTGATTACCTTTCCAAAGAAAAAAGAAAGGCCACCATTGAAAGGTTGTTCGACGTTACGCTTGAAGAGGCAGAAGAAAGAAAGTATATTGAATAATGAGGGAGAATGATGGAAAGTTCCAAAATAATTGTAACAAAATTTAAAGAGAAGGGTTGTTGGCGTTATAAAATAACGGATCAAGACGGATGTATGATTTGGGATATGAAACGGAAAACTTACGAAATGCTTCAACAGGCAATGTTGGACCAAATCGAAAAAGAATTTCCGTGGTTTAAGGGGGAATGAGAATGTGGGTTGTGTTTTCTACCGGAAGATTCGGACAAGAACTCGCTTCGTTTGAAACGGAGTGCGAAGCACACGATTATATTATGAGAAAAAAAGAAGTTACCTTTAACACGGAATTTAAAAAGAAGTTCGTTGAAAAGGAGTGCTGCGAAACTTGCAAGCATATTGACAAAGGGATGCAGTTTGATAGTTGCCTAAATAAAATTTGGAGCGGTTCAAGCGAGTGTTATTCTTGCCACTTTGATATTAAAAAAATGAAGTGTGGCGAGTGGGAGGCCAGAAATGTTTAACGACTACACCGAACCGCTTGAACAAATAATAATATCGGCAACCGAAGCAATTAAAGAACGGGCGAAGTTAATAAAAGTAATTGACGGATTATATCAAATGTCTTGCGAAACCTGTAAGCACCGAAACGACGACGACCACGGCGAAGTCTACGAACAGTTTTGTGAAAAGTGTAATTGGGGAACGGATAGCGGAATAAAGATTGAAAATATGAAGTGCAATGAGTGGGAGGCCAGATGAACAAACAAGAACTAAAAGACCTGGCAATAAGAGCCGGCAGAGGTTGTGGTCGAGATGAACATAACCTTGCCTTGTTAATCGAACTCGCAGACAAAGGATTAAGACAAAGACTTTACGAATATAAATTATATAAGTGCGAAATTAACAAAACCCTCTCGGCACGATTAGCCAAAGAAATATCTTACAGACCATGGTGGGCTAAATTTGTTTGAGAAA